ATTAAATAAAGTGTAAATATACAAAATTAATTTGATTATTCTTACAATTCCGGCATGTGTTTTTTATTTGATTAGGTTCATTTTCAAATAGTTTCATTTACTAAAATATTTATCACAGTTAATTTTTAAACTTTCAATTTTTACACGAAAATGACAGCAAAAATATTCAGGTATTTTGATAAAATTAACACAAGTCATACATCCTTTGCTTTTTGTATTGAAAGTGCATTTACTTTGCTGTTTTTTCGTTGTTCGTCTCATCAAGATATATTTGAATCATTTTTTTGATGGAAGTTTCTATATATTTTTCGCCGTTTTTACGAAACCACATGAAAAAATCATATAGATCTTTTGCATGTTCTTCTTTTTTTATATAGCCACGTTCTTTTAAAAATTCGCTTAACCTGAGTTTAAAATAATGCTTATTATTCGTCTTATCAATAATCACAATATCGTCTAAGTCCGGTATATGCTTTTCTGGTATTTTAGATATTTTCATCATTTAACTTTATTAGCGAAGTAATCAAAAGTCACAAAAATCAAGCAAACCGCCAATAATGCGAACAAAAGCGGAGTAATTTTATACCTTAATACCTGGTAAAATAGGATAAAAGTAAATACATAAATTAATACTCTAAATAGTTTCATTTTTTTGTAATTTTTATATAAGGTTTTTTGTAGTTTTGAACAAAATAGGCAGTTTGGCAGTCATTTTCAAAACATCCATTGTTAAATATAAAATCATTTTCAATCATGAATTTTTGTAAAATAATTGAATCATTTTTGAAAATATAAACCGCTTCGCATAACTGTAATTCATCATATATATAGGCTATATTAATTCTTTTTTCCACTCGAATCATAGTAAATGAATTGCTTGAAAATTCAATTTTATAATTATTTTTGAATAGAACAGAATCAATATAATCCCTTTTCATTCCGAATTGAGAATTTGCATATATGCAAATAGTGAGTAATAAAATGGTAAGTGTTGTTTTCATTTTCCTAATCGTTTAAATCTTCAATTTCGTACACTTTTGAGCTAACATTCAGCAAGTATTCCTTAGCCAGTTTCCATTCATCCAGTATAACAGATACCCTATCTTTTATTTCCTGTAAATTGGCTAATTTCTGCTTATAAACAGGGTTATTTTTCTTATTTTCATCTAAAGTTATCTGTTCGATTTGATTCGTGTAACTATCAAAATCCCGTTGCCAAAGGTTAATTTTGGCATCGATTGTGGGCATTATGTTTGGCCATTGTTTCATAGTTTAATCTTTAAGTATTTTATTAATTTCTCTAATATTAATAATCCGTTCAAATTCGGACAAATATTTATTTGCCTTTTCAAAATCTTTACATGAATAAGCCCAATCGCCAAAAGCATTATTACCAGGGTACATGATTTTATTTTCATAATGGATTTTTTTTCCTTTTATTTCGGTATCCATTTCTTTTTGTTCACGTTTCTCGAAAACTTCGTAATGAATTGAATCTTCACTTTTCAATTCGTAGATATACCCAAAATCATTTTTTTTGATTTGCTTAAAGTAAAAATTACTCATTTGTCCTGTACCTTGGAATTGTATTTCTAATTCAATAGGTAATTTCATTTCTTTATTGTTTAATACTTCCATTTTAGACACTTTTTAAGTTGTTTAGTACATTTACACTATTTAAAAATAATAATGCCTTAAATCGCTCGTTTCTGATTCCTTGGCTTTTTAATCGAAATATCAGAGGCCGGATAAACATATCTAACCCCTTCAAACCAAATAGCTGTAAGTTTACCTCGTGCAATTCGGTTGTAAATTGCGGACGTTTCAACGCTTTCACTGGTTGCATAGGTTTTGACCTTAACCAATATGCCCCTTGAAATTCGGCTGTAAATTTCAGAGGGCGTGATACCCTCTGTTTTAAATTGTGGTTTTTTCATGTTACTGTTGAATGAATACGTCAATAATTTAATAGTTATTATTTTTGATTTGAAATCTCGTAATCAATAACGGCATTTTTAACCGTTTCAAATTGTTCAGCATCAAGAAAAAATTCAAAATGATTCAATTCAAATTTGGCATTGACGACAAAATGAACAATTTCATCAAGTCTTTTATCGTCAATTGTGCCAGCTTTTAATATTTCATCCTTTTGAGAATTTGAAAGAAAGTATTTTTTAGGATTTTTTCTTGCTTCAGATAGTGGAATTTCATATTCCTTTAGCCCTTTTATTAGTAAATCAAATTCTGCATCTGGAATTTTCTCTTTTTTAGCATCAATCTTTGGCATATTTTCGTTTGTAACATCAACAAAATCAATATCATTTGTGTTAATGTCGTTTAATAATTCGGTTGTTTCGGCATCAATTCCAATTTTTGGGATAACAGAATCGGCTGCATTAACCAGGCATTTTTCGCACATTTGGTCAAACCACTGCATCCATGCCGGGCTCGTTTTGCCACCCATTTTATTTTGTGAAGCTTTCATGCACCTATCAAAATAATCCCGGCCTTTTACGATGTACTGTTTTTCGTCATTGTTCAAAGTAACAATAGCATATCCACCGATTATTTTATTCTGGTCTTTCCTGTTAAATGAATTTGGCTTATGGCTTATCTGATGCACACCGTTAACAATATTTTCTTCAAAATATTCACCTTCATATACGAGCTTTGTTTCAATTCCTTTAACAATTCCCTTAACAATCAATAGCTTTTTTTTGCCCCTGTACATTGGAGACATTGTAATAGTTGGCACATCCTTTCCATCAATTTTCATATTGTAAGGAACCAAATAAGCTTCCTGCCATTGTGGATTTAAAGAAAGACCGCTTTCGGCTGCCTGCAAAATAGAATTATACAAGCTTTCTGGATTTGCTTTTGCGGCTCTTACCAAATTTGGATCTGCGTTAATTTTCAACTGTATAAATTGTAATTCTAATTCAGTATTTAAACCGTTTTTTTTGTAAACACTGTCAACGAGTGCCACAATTTCATTAACCTCTTTATTTTTGAGATCAAAATTCATTGCTTTTTTAATGTTGCTCATGATATTTATTTTAAGTTTTTATTGTTACAAATTTAACACAATAATTTTTAAAAAACAAATTTAAAATTCATTATTTTCAATTTCAAATTGTTCGAAATTCCTTTCAAATTTTGGAGAAAATTTTGGTATTCGGACTCCGCAAAATTCATCAAATTGGTTTGCAATACCAGGCCAGTTTTTTGACATTTCACAAACTTCGTGTTGGTCTTTTAATTTTATAAAAACATTTGCGCCGTTATTCACCAATACTTCGCCGTCTCCAATATTCTCAAAACAATATTCTGAAATATCACTTATCAGAATATCATAAGGTGGCTCTTTTAATATCCAAACAATTATAAAAGGTTTCCATATCCCAGTTCTTTGGTGTTCAAAATATTGATACATGGCTGCACTAATATCATATCCTAATTCTTTAATTCGATAATTCAATTTTTGGACATCCCAATAATTTTTGGATACTGTTTTGTAATCAAATATATATTTATCGTTTACCACATCAGGCCTATATTTGTATTTATGTATTCCATCGACAAAAAAAGATGCTTCGCTTAATCCTTTATTCAAAATTTCTTTTTGAAAATACCAGCCATAATCGGATCGTTTTATCATGTCCCAAATGTCAATAATACTTTCCATATCGTTGGATGAAATAGGATTTTTTACTTGGCAAATAGCTTCTTGATATGCTTTTGTTGCTTTTCCGTATGGTTCTCCGGTGCTTTTATTTATCGGAAGTTCAAAAACATTCCATTCAAAAGGCAATCCTTTAAGATGTTTGGATGCGAAAAAGTCATGTAATTGAGATCCAAATTCAAAAGCGGAACTGTCTTTTTTTTCAGCTACATACTTTTGATAGTATGCTTCACGTGGTGTATCTAAATAACTCTTTAGATTTGACGAACTCCAATAGGCTTTATACTTTTCGCCATTATGATATTCATCATTCGATAAGTTTTCAATTAGTTTTATCTCCATCATTGTATAATTTTATTTCAAATTCCCTGACTTCTTTTTTGCCAATTTTAAGCAGCCTAACAGTATCCAATTGATTGTTGATTACTAGTTTTTTAACTGCTTTAATACCAATTGTATAACTAATATGTGCTAGGCTTAATTGTTTATTATTGTGGAATTTCGGATAAAGTTTGTGGATTAATTTTAAGTGATTTTGGAAGCTTTTTTTTAGGATTATTTCAGCTTCCTTAATGGTTATTGTATCCTTTATTTTTTCGGGATAAAATGCGAGCCGTTGACCGAATCCTATTGCCTGAAATCCATTGTCATTGTACATTCTGCCAGAAAACCCCTCATTAAATTTTAAAAACTCAATGGTTTTATTATAATTTTCCTGATAATTATCAACTTCAATTTTTTGATTTAGTTTTTTCGCTTTGTGAAGTAATGCACCTGAATTAATACCCAGGTGCATGCTTAAAAATATAAATAATATTAAAATTCTCATAAAATAATTTTTGGTTAATGTGTCAAATATAACACGATAATTTGAGATATAAAATTAAATTTCTGTAATTTTATACTGCAATTCAAGCGAATTTTCATCCATTGCCGGGCTTTCGGTTATCAATTGAATATCCATTGCAATAGCTTCTTTTAAAACTTTTTGCCTATTTTCAAAGTCTAAATAACTTACATCGAAGTGAGCAACCCTAAACGATTCCAAATAGTTTGCCTGTAATTTGAACGCTGCAATGAAAATTGCCGAGCTTGCAAGGGTTTCATTCGTTATAGGAAGAAAATCGCTCTCGACATTTGGACGGAAAAGAATATCATTTTTGTCCGTTAAATCAATTGAAAATTCAGAAGGGAGTTTTGTTTTTGAGATCATTGTTTTGATTTCATTAAAAATATACAATACATTTTCTTCTAATTCGTCAACTTCTTTTTGGTTTTCATCAATTTGACGCTTAAAATCATTCCATTGCTTTAACTGAATTTCGTATACTTGTTTAGCTGAATTTAATTCACTCAATGAAGTTTTCTTTTGTTCTAATTCATTAAAAGCACCCTGATAGGATGTTTCTAATTCGGTTAATTCTGCTTTCATTGCATTTAAATTTTCGCTTTTTGGCATTGGATCTGGCAATTCTAAAGTAGTTAATTCAGGCTTTGAACTTTGGATGTAAACATTTAAAATTTCTGGTTTTGGCAGTTCATCAATATACTTGCCTATTCCAACAAAATCAATGAATTTGCCTATTCCTATATCCTGATAGCTTTTTACCATGAAATCCAAGTGGTTTTGATTTTCAATGATGAAATTAGATTTATCTTTTTGTTCATCATTGAATTTTTCAATTTCATCCTGAATTAAATCTTCGTTTTCAATCCATTTATCAAGTGCAATTCTATAAGCTTCTTTATGTTGGTTTTCAAGCTTTTCATTTGCAACTTTGTTAATTAAATATTTAGCATTCAAAGAATTTCTTTCAGTTTCAATTTGTTCTTTTTTGGACTTAATTTTAGCCTCTATTTCAGCAACATTATTTTGCTCAATATCTAAAATTTCTTTGCTTTCAATCGCTGTAAATTCTGGTTTTGGCTTAATTTGAGATTCCAGAATTTTAAGATCTCTTTTTGCATCCCGGCGCGAATCAAAAGCATACTTATATCTTGCTTGTATTTCGGTTAAATCTACATTAACTAATTCAGAAATCATTTGCAGCCTTTTGCGAGGTTCTGTTGTAGTTAAAAATTTGTTAATATCAAACTGATTAGGAAAGTATTGGCCACAAATATGCTTAAAAAATTCACGTCTTACAGGTTTTAAACTGGCAGGGGTAAAATAGTTCAATTCATCTTTCCCAACATCATTATATGACCATTCAAATCTGCATCCATCTGTTAATTCCATTACTGTTTTACCTTCTTTTTCACCAATTTTTGTTACTATTGAAGGTTTTAAACCTCTTAATCTATCCGTTAAAGTACGAATAACAGTACTTTTACCAATTCCATTTGCCCCGGTAACGTGGGCACTTTTGCCGTCAAAAAAGGCTGTAAAACTACTAACAGCCTTTAGATTATTGACATCTACTTTTTTGATTTTTACGTTTTCCATATATTAATTATTAAGTTTTTATTGTGGCAAAGTTAACACTTTATTTTAATATTACAAATTTATTTTTAAGCTGTTTTTTTAAATTTGATACTGCAATTTTCAATAGTTTCAAATACTTCTTTCTGCAATATAGAATGATTTTCTTTAATTTCATTCAATAGCCTTGTTATTTGAATCAGTTGGTTTTCCATAGTTACAAGTTTGCTTTCAGTTCCACGAAGTATAATGTCGTTGATTTTTGGCTCTAATTCTTCATGTATCTTTCGATATTCTTTGTATGTTTCAATTTGGAAATTTATCGTTTTTATTCCGTGCATTACCGTAGCATGATCCTTAGGTGCTTTTAAGGTAAGTCCAATCTGTTGAAGCGTTGCCCTTGTTTTTTCTTTTGCGTATTTAAAATAAAAATACCTTGCATAAACTAAAGCCCTCTTTCTGTTGTTGCTTTCAACGGCCCCTAATATCATACCTAGATGATCAGTGCAACATTCTAAAATTTCATCTAATACTGTCATTTTTTTCGTTTAAGTTATTTGGCCTATGATCTTTCAAAATAAACATCAATGCTGAGAGCTCTAATAATATTTTGAAGTATTCCATATTTTTAGTTTTTAAAGCCGGACGAACCGGCATTGAGTTAAGAAAAATTGAATTTGTAAGTTTCTTTTATTTTGTACATTAATTTTTCAAATTGAATATACATATTCCTAATGTCTCTTCTCATAATCATTCTTTGTTTCTTTTTTGTTTTCATAATTTCCATTTTTTAATTGTTTTTTTTCTGAATGTTTAATCAATTCGTGAATTTTTTCTTTGTCTTTTTTTTCTAAATTCACATTACGCAAAATAATTCCAAATAGTCCCATATATAAAAAATTAATTGGTTTCTTGGCTGGTCAATTTTTCTTCAGCTTCCAAGTTGTTAATTTTTAAAACAACTTCGTGCCTGGTTTTAAATAAATATTCTTGTTTTTTAAAATCAGCATCTCCACGTTTGATATTTTTGTCAATCAATGCTAGTACTACATTAGCAGCCTGTAATTTAGTTGATATTTCCATAATTAGTATTTTTTAGTTTTGAGAATTGTTCGCAAGATTCGCCAAGTGCGCAAGAATTGCCAAGTGTGCAAAAATCGCCAAGTGTGATATTCCTGCCTTCAAATTCATTTTTTAAATCTTTAAGAATCTCATATTTAAATTCTTTCCAATTGTAATTTTCATCTCTTAAATAAATTATTTTCATATATTTAGTTTTAATTATTAGTTTTTACCCAAAAACCCCGCTTCGTGTTAAGATAGCGGGGCGGTTTATTCGCAAAAGAATTTGCGAAACTTCTACGAATTATCTGTTTATGTATTCTCGCACACTTTTTTCATCGTGTTTCAGAGTGCTATGTATGTTAGAATAAGTGTAATGGTTGTGTTCACCATTACGATTGTAATCTACAGTTAGATACAGTTTACCGAAGTTAGAGAAAAATCTAAATTCTAGGTTTTTAATGTAATTTTTTCTTGTTTTCATCTTGCAAATTTTTAAAGTTTGACCCTCTTTCGAGGGTTTCGTCTTAATTTTCAAAGACTCATCAGAAACTTCTACGAATTAATAGTTATATCAATACCTTTTTTTGCATCTTCAATTATTTCAGAAGCTTTATCTTTTGAACAATAGTTCAAAAACCTATTGTCAAAGATATTTATAGTTACATTTGTAAATGTCTTCAATAATCTAAGCTGTGAAGGTGTTGCTAAATTGAATTTCTGTTTTGCGTTCAAATTATAAGTTTTCATCTTTCAAATTTTTAAGTTATTAATATGATGTAAAGATAGGTTTTATTGTGATACGTTGTACACATTAATTGTTAATAATTGTTAAATTTTATAATATTTTTGATAACTATTTCATTTTGTCGTTTTAGTGCTAAATTGTGTTTGATTTGTGGACTATTTGGAATAAAAAAGCCCGAATAGAAACTACCCGGGCTAAACTAATAACTAAACTAAACCTAAAATCTATATGAAAAACTTAAACCGATTCAAAGATAGGAATTATTTTTTATAAAGCGTTATATAAATTCGGTATAGTCTCAACATAGCCCTTACCATTATCGATAAATGCACGGACCGCCTGTTTTAAATCTGGTTTCTTAACCGTTTTTTTAATCGGCACATGGTATTCTTTTGCAAACATTTCTAATAATTCTTTGGCCTTTATCGCAAATTGATTTTGTTTTGTTTCGATAAAATCGAAAACTGTTAGGATTATTTCGTCTTTCATAAATTTATCTTTAGTTGTATCTGTTTTTTGTCCTCAAATTTTCCTAATGCACAATTTAAAATATGAATTCCTGTTTCAGGATGCACGCAATTTCTATATATTTGGTCTTTCCTAGTATCTAATTTAAAATTAGTCAAATCAAATCCATGTAATTCGCTATATTCTTTTCTATTGCCTTTATTAATAGAGGCTTCCTTTATTTTTGTTTTTACTATGGTAAAATTTGCCCAAAATAAATGCCGTCCTAATTCGATTGAGGGTTTAATTAATGGCTCGTAATATGGTTTTACGTTCTCAACAATCCAAAGTCCTTTAAAATAGTTTTCTAAAAATATTATTTCCTGGTATAATCCTAAATCCGGGTATTTTGTTTCAACTTTATTGCTATTTTTCCAGCCCCATAATCTTGCCCTTGAATGAGATTGGCAAGGAAATGAACTCCAAATAAAATCAAATTCTTTATAATGGTTTAATAAATATTGATGTGCATCGGTTACAATTACATTATCGTTTGGAAAGTAATGTTTATAAACGTCTGCAATATCTTGTCTATATTCAACGGCTGTAATTTCATGTTCATTACCATTAGGTGTCCATAACTTCCTATTACCGCCAATGCCTGAAAATAAATTTAATATTTTCATATGTTTCTATTTTAAGATTAATCAATAGGAAAATAACCGTATTCAGGATTGAATGAATGTAAAGAGCAGCATTGCCTTTTTTCTTTATTTGTCCATCCAACCATAATATCCATATCCCATTCTTGGATTTCCATTATTTCGGTATCATTGGGTATAGCCTTGCAAATTAATCGCTTTGGCATATCTTCTATTTTCCTATGTTCCCACCAATTTAACTTTTTAAATAAATGCGGGTATTTTTGCGGATAACAGATAATATTACTTGATGGAGCATCAACACAATCGTAATAATTACTATCTTCTTTTATTGGCTCGATTATTCTACCTACATTATATGACAATGTAGGATAGTCAGCAATAATCTCAAATCGTGGTTTTAATAATTCTTTTGCTTCCATAATATTATTTTATTAGTTTATTTATACAAATCGTTTTGATCTTGTTTATCCCAAAAATAATCAAGCTGCCTTTGTTGGTTTGTTAATTTTTCCTGAATTACTTTATCGAAAGTTTGGAATACAAATAGTTCAAATTTCGGACTTAACCAAGCGGCAAATTTATAAGCAAGTAACTTACTCATGTATGTCCCTCCGTATTTACCTACATTAGTTTTAATTACGCTAATTGGCGTAATTAACTCTAGTTCATGAATAAAGTCTTTTGTCTGTTGGTTTCTCAAAAAGTTATTCATTTTCTTTTCTGGAAATGCTTTAATCATATCCGTTGCGTTTACAATTTCATTATCGAAATCAAAAGCGATCAAATTGTTTTCAAACTTTTTTATATCCATTTTGTATAAAATAAAAAAAAGCACGGCTTTCGAGATTGCGGGCTCTACTCACCATGCTTTAAATGTCTTAAACTGCCGCAATTCAGTACACAAATATACACATTAATTTGATAATAACAAAAAAACCCGAAAAAAGAAAGTATCAAATTCCTTTTGTTCGGGTTAGTTAATTGATGTTATTTTTTAAATTAAACTTTTCGGGAGTTTTAACCTTGATAGCCGGGTTTATTCTGATGTTCGTCATCCAGTCTAACATCAATTATTTTTCATCAATCTTCGTTTCAACTTTTTTCTGAAGTACTTTTATTCCTAAAACCCCGGCAATCAATCCCACCACTAAATAATCGGGATGCCAAAGGCCAACCGTCCACACATTTTTTTGCCACTCTACAATTGCCGATAAAACTATCATTAATGCAAAAAGCCTGGTACTCGAATAAGTCCCGTTATCTTCTTTCAGGAATTCGAAAATCTTTAGTTTTTTCATATCAACAATATTTTATTACCATAATAACAATCCCGATTACTACCAGCGCAGCCGAATAAACGGATATATATACAGCGTTACGCATACGCGCCTTAGATTCTTTCCAGATTTCTTCCATCAATTTTATTTTAAAGAGTTATTTTTTTTTTAAACTTATCCGCTATTTTTTCGCTCCCAATTGTTATCCATTTTATCGCATGATAAAATGCAAATGATACCAATGCTGTTAAGGCTAAATAAACCAATTCTTTCATAATTTTTTACGTTTTAATTTAATTTTTAATTTTTTGAACATATCTTTATATTGAGTTCCCATTTCTTCCATATCTTCGTCGATAGTAAAATAAATCCAAGTTACAGACCCTTTGACAGGCTGACTTTCTAATAAAAAAAGGATGTTGTAGATATATTTTTGAGTGGAAGTATTAAAATAATCAAATTCAAAAGTAAAATCAATGAGTATACCCATTGAAGTTAATTTTTCTAAGAATTTCATTCCGATTTCATAAATTCCGCCAATTTCCTCAACATTTTCCGGTCTTGAATTACCAAAAATTCTACATTGGCCATTTTTTTTATAGTCAAAACCTGGTAAGGAGTATGTTTTTTCTATGAATAAATCAGTCATTGTGATATTTATCTTTAATGATTTGCGCAGGTTCTGGCACCTCTTTTATTTTATTCCACTCATTTACATCGTCCACAAATTTATTCAATGTGTTTTTTGTGTAGGCAATCATAGTTTCAATAAAATCCGGACTATTTTCATCATTTTTATTATCAAATCCATTTTTATCCAGCGTGTATTTTAATGAATCGAAATAACAAAAAGGTCTACGCGTATTTTCGTCCAACATAAATTTATCAAAATATACAAGTTTAGGCTGTCCAAATTTGTCCCAACCTGTAATTTTTGATTTATCAATATTTTTTATTAAAGCGGAATAACAATTTTTCAAATCATTTATTTCTTCATTTACAAAATCCTCAATTTCGTAAATTTTCCCCCTATTTTTATTGTAGTAAAATCCAAATGCCAATGATTCTAGCCGCCTTGAAATCTCTTTCATAATAGCCTTAAATTCTGGGTCAAGTTTTGAATAACTGATAGCCTGATTTGCCTTTATCTGAATTCCGTTTCTCAAATCAAGATTGAATTTAGTAACATCCTGATGAGATGTTACACTTTTTTCTATTTTTTCGTTTTGTGAATATAATTCTTTCAAAGAATCGGTTATTATTTTATTATCTTTTTTTGTTGCTCTGTATTGCTTAATTTGGGCAAAAACTACAGGTGCGATAGGAAGTAATATTGCAAATAATTTTAAAATATTGTCAAAAATAAATTGAATCATGATATTTTCCAGAATTTAAATTTAATTATTTTTTTAGTCCCACAATTTGGGCAATTTGATTTTTTATTATGAACGAAAAATTTATAACAGCATAGGCAAAGGCATTTGTATTTCATTTTAAGCACAATATTTTTATTTTTTTACCTATAAAAGCCTTTATTAATTCCCAAAACATTAATTTTCTAAGATTTTTACCGCCGCAATTTGGACATGTGGCATTTTCGCCACCTATAAAAAGATGGTTGCAATTTTTGCAGCGGTAATTGTATTCTTTTGGCATTATTTCGTCTCTATTTTAATTTCAGGAAATAGGTCAAATAAATCCTGATGTTCCGGATGTATAAATTTAACATATACATACGACATAGTTTCACTTTCGGGCGTTATGTTTAATACTTCATTTGCATCGCAATATGAAATTAAGGCTTTTAAGCATGGCTCTCTTAAAATCAAGTCATTAGGAATTATAATGCGAATTGGCTCATCATAATGCCAAGCCCAATCGCTTGATAATTCTACGGATATATCTGAATTAAGCCATTCATTGGTAATAAAGGGACATAATTCTTTTACTTCCTGTTTTTCTAACCAACTCGAAAGTAAAATTGCCCATTTTTCTAACGTGCAATTTTTTTGCCCTAAATCGTAATTAGAATCTGGATTGTTTTCAATAGATTTTGCTGCGTTATTAATTGTCTCTAATTGAGTCCTATCGGTTATTATTTTGTACATATTTAGAAAATTGAATATTTAGCGTTCAAAGCATTTATGTTATAAATGACTTCGGGTTCTGTTAAAACTCTGTTATACCAGCCCCATTCAATTATTTTAACACTTCCACTCGATGAATATAAAGCACCTCCAACTAACATTGTTTTATTTATAATATTAAAATCATAAAAAGAATGAAGTATTACATTCACATTTGATATTGATGCAGCAGGAAATGCCGTGCTCCTTTTATCAGAATTATAAAACATATAAATTGGAGAACTTGTTTGAGTATAACCCTGATTCGACCACAATGAGCCTAACTCTTTTAATCCATCCGCTTGTGAAGTGCCGATTCCTCCAACTCCTAGAGTTCCTGAATATTTAGCATTTATTACAACAAACATTGTTTTTGCAGATTCGTTTGCTTTTGATAATATATCTGTTGAATCAAAAAGTAAAGAATTATTTAACAATATCGGTCTATTTGCAACTGTATTTTGTATCATTTTCTGTCCAGTGCCCCTGATGTCATAGGCCTCTGAAACAAGTCCATCAATCAATGTAAGATAATTAGGATCTGCACTACCCCAAAATGAAAGCCCATCCTGGATAACTTGCTGATTAAATGGCCTACTTTTCAGATAGATCCCATTTGAATCTTTCATAAACTCCCCAGTAGCTTGCTTGATAAAGGTATCTGCCATTTTTAGAATTTTTTTGTATTTATATACACGTTTACACTTGCGGCAGTTGATATGTTGATATATGCAGTCTTTGTAGCTGACAAACTTAACATACTATCAAGATTTACAATTGCTAATATTTTCAAGGCTCCTGTTACTCCTGCTAATGTTACAGCCGAAACAATATCCGTTGCCCCGTCTGAACTTCCAATTGAGAAAGTACCTCCAGTTGCATCATTTTCCTTTATACCAATTGAATCAAAAATATGTTGAATAGGTATTATAATTGTACTATTGTCAACAGCCACAACTATTTGAGGTGTTCTTGAGTATGTTACGTCCGCTATTGTAACTGAAGGGATAACATACTTTAGCCATCGATGGGTAACCCCATTGACACACTCATATTCAATTCCACTACCATAATATTTTTGCTCTAAGTCTCCTAATGTTCCAACATAGTAATAATGATCTTCCTCAGCAGTCCAATTACCAGAAGTTTCAAGGGCTGCAATAAGCGTTGCATTTGTAATATAGGCATTAGAATAGACCCTATTCCACCCACCTTGTGAATAATAAGCATATCCTTGCTCACCATTTCCGAAAGTTCCAAATCTTATATCAGGGCTTACCCCAGCGATTGCATTTGTAAAGTTGTTTGTCCAATTACTTTCTGTTGCCAATCCTGAATAAGCCCCAGTGAAATCGCCAACCGAAATCGAAGTAATTACTGATAATTCTTTGTCCCAACTTGATGCACCAGTTCCGGTAATTGCTATGCACGTTATTAGTGCTTCACAATTTGCTGCTATTACACATACTTGGTTGCCACCGCTTGAATTAACTGTCAATATTCCACTCGATAAGTTTCTGATAAAAAATTGAAAACCTAACGATAAGGCTGTAACATCAGGCAATACAATAGTTTGTGTTGTAGAGCCTGTAAAGAATTGCATATAATTTGAAGCTAATACTAAAGTTGTAGTCCCTGCTGCGGTTACTGTTGTAGAAAATGTTTGTAACCGACTTTTCATTATATCGTCAGAATTTGCTATTGTACCAGTTCTTGCTTGTAAGGTTTGGATATGCCCGCTTCCGTCACCAGTTTCAGCCGTGGCCAAAATAGTTTTGTTAGTGCCTGTGCCTTTGATGGATAGTGCAGAACTGGCAAAATTCAATCCGGTTTCAAAATAAGATTTTAATGTGGCTTTTATATTTGCCCAGCTTAATTTTTTCTTTTCAAAAGCCGTTGGAGTTGTTTCGGAATCTTCGATTATAAATAAATCCGCATCAACAGGAGGGGTTGTTTTGGCTGTCAAGGCTGAAATTTCGGCTGCAATATTTTTATGGATTGCGTTTGCGTCCGAAGAACTTCCTGAACTGCTTAATTTATATTCGCTCAATGTTGAATCCCAAATATAAATTAAATCAAATTCTAAATCAATATAAAGTACACCCTCTTGTCCTGTAGTCGGGAAATCGCTGAAATGGTCAAATTTTAAAATATTCGAACCTATATAAAGTGGATTTAAATAAAATGGATCTACTGCCGTTCCACTCCCCTTAATTGTTACATTATCAGATACCTGATTTCCAGAATTTACTCCTGATAAATTGCCAATATTTACCTTTTCAACATCGGTAACATAGTTTTGATTTGCACCCCTAATAGGTTCATAACTATGTGTGTGGGTGTATGGTGCATATAATCCATTAAAAAAAGTTGTGAGTGTGCTTTTTATAAGTGCCCAGGTAATTTTTACTTTACCAAAAAGCACTGTTTTTTCTCCTAAAAATACGGAAGCATCGTTAATTGTTTCAATATCAGGTAAGGCGTTTATTTCGCTAATTGCATCTGAATGAAAAGCAGTTGCGTCTATTCCTGTAAGTGCTATTAATTTTGCTAATTGGGCATCAGTAAGGTATCTTTTATCAGTAGAATCATTAATATCAGTCGTGGTTAATGTTACATGTCCAGTTTTTGAATTAATTGAAAGAACCGCCCCAGTATCAATTTGGACATAAGCATTAGTAACCCACGAATATTTTATTAATGTATTAAGGGCAACGTAAATTTTATTGGCTTGTCCAGTTGCTGGGAATGCAGCCAAATTAGCATATCCTAAAAGTTCATCATATGCAAATGGCAGTTGGTTATTAGGAACTAATCCAAATTCATTCAATCCTGCATAACCATTAGCTTGATTTTTATTCGCTTTTTTTTCGGTATCAGACAATAAATCGTTAACCAATATCTTATAAGACCTATATCCAGTTACAGCAGCTGAATCTGGGATTATAACATGTAGATATGCACCTATAATTTGAGTAACCGCAATACGTCCGCTTAAATATCCCATTTTATTATAAATTAATCATTAAATAAAAACATTTCATCATTTTCAAAATGCTTGACCTCAGGTTGTGAGTAGTCTTTTGTAAGCATTTGCGAAACAATTTTAAAAACCTGGCTGTTAAAAATTTCAGTCCCATTATAAAACCTGAAAAAATAAATTCCATCTGGCAAAATATTTTCGGGTGTAACATTGTCAAAAAATTTGCTTTTATCAATCAAATATTGACCGTCCGAAAATGAAATACAATCAGTATCAATTTCATAAGTAAATGCTATATCGGTTCCATATCCCATCTTTAAGGCTCTTAACCATTGAACGGGTGTGCCGATACTGGAATAAGCATTGTAAATGCCTAAAGGGTGATTGTTCTCAGAAATCAATAGGCCAAAGGCTTCATTTCCTTTATAATCCCTCAAATAATCGGGCTGGATTATATCTTTTTCGACTCTTAACATTTACTTAATTGCTTTATTGCGTCATTGTAACGTTCATCAAAATGTTCTTTTGTTGTAATTGAATTTAATTTAAATTCATCAATATAATATCTATAATCAATTGATATTGTAACACTTGACGTGTCCCATTTTACTGCTATTTTGCATTTATCGGTAATCTTTACAAGTTCATCATTGCAAAATTCATCCTGAAAATATAAATAAACTGGTAACTCAATATCGGTTTCAACAGTTTCAGTTTTTCTTTTTATTATTTTTAGTTTCATTGTGCAAAATTTTGATTTGGTGAAATTATAAATTCAGCTTCACATCTATAAAGACCTTCAGATAATGTAGACAATTTTACCTTCCCAATTTCAGCCACTTGGATATTATCGGTCGCCGGGTTAATAACAATAGAAGAAAATCCCAAATTTTCACATTTTAATTTTAAACTTATTGCGTCCGCTTCAAAAAAATAAAAAAGCATCATTTTTCCATTTTTGGAATTGGTTTTTGTATATATATCAAGCCCTTTATTATTTGTATATTTTGCAGGCACCGGATCGGTCACGAAATCAATAATTTCAAAATCTGTATAAAAATCATAAGTCAACAAACCTATTGTTATTTTTAAAGTGTTGGTATGATTTACCGAAATCCCTGGATAAAGTTTAATTTTATTGCAATTAACAATTAAATTATAATATTGATTGGTATCATATCTATTACCAACTTCAAGCGATATGCTTCCATTTGACTGTGTATCAACTATAATAGATTCTTTTGTTTCGGTATCCACGATTCTAATATCCCTACAAGCTTGCATTTTAGCAAGCATGTGAGTAGCAACCTCTTTAATCGCAAATTGGATTTTGTAACTTTCCCAAATATTTTTTTGTACCGGAAATGTCCTACCCTTCCAAGAATCTTCTGTAATAACAGGAGCAACATAGTTATAACTCAATCTTGCATTTGTATTCATGTCATTTTCAAGGGACATTTTTAAAATTCGCCCTTGTGAATCAATCCAGTCAATGTCTGAAAAATAAATACGAATCATGATTGATAAATATAAATGCTTGTAAAAGTTTCAAAGATATAAAATAAAACAGCTCCTGATCGTATGACTGCAGAATAATCTGCAGTCATTGTTATTGTGGCGTTGCCAAATCCTGTGTTTGCAGAGAAATGAACCCAACTTAAATTGTTATTAATGGTCCATTGTTCTGTTGTTGTTATAGTGATTTGAACTGATCCGCCAGACATCAAAATATTATTGTACCCTGGTGATACTTGAATAGTTGGCGTTACTACTGTAATTATTTGATTAACAGGGATATTAATAGTAGTTATTCCATTCGTAACCTCAATTGATGAGGTTCTCGCAATTAAACTACTTGACATCGTTACTGTAACAACATCATTTCCGGTTCCTGAAAATTTATTTAATGTAACAAATGAATCCGCTGCGGAACACGTCCAATCTGTATTAGAATTTATGCTAATATTTACCGATCCCCCATTTTCATTGAAGTTCATTAATATTGGATAAACACTTACGTAAGCCGGAAGCCCGTCTTGCACAATACCTATATTCCGTGTAACCGTGCCATTTGTAATTGTTAATTGCGCTGTTCTGGCATCATTAGTAGCAGAACATGTTACAGATATTGTAGCATTTCCGGTGCCGGAATAAGCATCGACCGTACACCAATCCTTTGAGCTTCCTATCTGCCAATCACCAGTGGTATAGATATTGAATGTTTTTGTCTCATTAATATATGAAAAATTAAGATTCAAAGGATCTACTGTTAAGGCCGTAACAATTTGAATTTGTGAGACATGTAAAGTATAACTGCTCCCGAATATTGAAAATACTACATTCCCGCTTCGGTCTACAGTACTGGAATCTATTGTCATTGTTAATGTTGCATTTCCAGTTCCTGATTCAGCTGAAAAGTGAACCCAGTTATTTGAATTTGACAAAGTCCAGGCCTCTGTAGTAATTACTGATACTTGAATGATATGGCTATTTCTGTCTACCTCATGATAAGCAGGCGACACGGTTATAATTGGAGTAATTATAATTGTGACAGTTTGAGAAATTTGCACATAAGTATTAATATTGCCATCGGTTATGATTATTGTCCCTACGCGGTTAGTCGTTGTACTTGTTACATACACGGTTATTGTATCATTTCCGGTTCCCGAAGATTTATTAAATGTTATCCAGTCTTCTACAGTGGATATAGTCCAATCAGTGTCAGATGTAATCTGCACATTTCCATTTATTGAATTTTCATTAAATGAAAGTTCAGGCGGAAGTGCTGTTATATAATGAGTTGGCGGCGGTGGCGGCGGTGGCGGCGGCGGCGGGATAATTATATTTTTAGAATTTGAGAATACTACACATTTTAACGTTGTGATATTTGTATTTAAATCGGTTATCTGCTCCATTACGCGTGCAGTCATGACATTCCCGGGCTCAATATTCCATTTTACAGAATCAATGAACTTTTCAGGATTCTCTAATACTAATTGAATGGGTGGCAATTCAATAAAATCTTTTATTTTATGCGGAACTCTCAATGACTGAACACCATTACATTTGAAGTTTTGATCTTCTCCATACATATAATCCCGATAAGTATCATACATGATGTTCGCTGGGCTAAACCTTGCATTATCAATATTTAATCCTGATTTTGCCCCCGGCTCTGCAATCATTTTATGAGTGATTTCATCGACATAAGCGAAAAAAAATCCATTACGATTGAAACCATCAACATTCGCACAGTACCGCGTTGTTATATTTGTTAGTGAATAGTCTTTTTTTGTTTTTGCCAAATTCTGATACAAAATGTTATTCGAATACTCATAGTCGGCACCTTCAAGAATTGTATTATTTTCGTTAAATGTGATAGATTCTTTAATGAAATTCAAACCATAGTTGTATTTAACTTGATTTAAATTTTTTGTATCTTCGCTCAAATCAATATTTGACGTGCAAAGTTCGTCAACTGTTTTAAATTTTATTGTACCTAAATCACTAATATACCAATATATTTTGTGTATTATTTCTAAAGCCTCAAATATTTTTTTCAAAGAAATTTTGTTAAATTCTTTTTGGCTAAATATGCCTATTGAATTTAAGTCAGCAATTCTATATTTTTTTGCATCGAACTTCGCATTTGCAGGATTATACCAAAAATCATTTGGGTCACAAGTTGAAAAAAAACCAATATCCCAACCATTATTGTAGTTTAAAGTATTAATAACATCGCATAATGTATATGATCTATTAGTAATCAACATCCCCTCATAGGAAGTATTGCAATAGATTGGAAGGGCTGTCAATAGATTCATAGATGAATATCGAAGTATCAGAGGATATTCAGTGTCGATATAAGCAATGTATTTATCTATTAATTTAGATTCGAAAAAGTTTTTTATTGTTGCGGTTTTTTCATCATAGTCAAAATCGTTATAATTATTAAAATAACCGTCAAATATTAATATTGAACTGATTTCATCTTCATCCCGAAATACCCTAAATGGGATATTTTTATTTGATGAAGATTTCATAATTACTTGCAATTTATCATAAGCAATACCTTGCAATGTAAATGATCCTGGCAATGAAAAAACAGGCATCCCGTTTATATCTTCGGTTATTTTATTCGAAAATAATATTTTATTTTCGTAGGTATCTACTTTTTCAAAACCTAAACCAAAATCAATATAGTATGTGAATTTCTCGGTCATTAAATTAATGGTTTTTTGCGAGTTTCGCCTGTTTTCCAATCTTGGACAATCTCAAATCCATCATATCTATATCCGCTTACACCGTTAGACAAATATAGTGAGGTCATTTTGTTGTAATATCGTACCTCTTCAAGAATAGATTCCATCTTTTGAGTGTTGATTAACCCATTTGCAACAATGTTAGGCAATTTATTATTAGATATTCCTAATAATTGTTTATTTATATTGGCAGGAATAACCCTTTCGCCTCTACTTAAATTAGCGGGCACTGAGTCACTTGTCTCTGTACCTGCACCATTCACATATTCAGTCCCTGTTGCAAAATTCATGACTTTAGATTTTACTAATGCAAATGCACCATTAACAATTCCTGTTAATATTCCTGCTGTGGCAATTCCAAAAAATCCTTTTGATGAAATCTGCTTTAATAATATTTCGAATGACCCGATTAATAATTGTTTCTGCATCAAATCTAAAGCCGATGTAATAACCAATTTCCCAAATTCTTTGAACGTCAATTTTCCATCTTCCAATAAATTTACAAATGTTTGTCCGATCGAAATTCCCAAATCATAATACATTTGTTTTTTTTCTTCTAATAGGTCTGCTTCTTTTTTTAAGGCATCTTCGTTTTGTTGATTTTCAGCATCAATTCTCCATTGATTATTTATAATATCTAATTCTGCATAAGCTTCACTATCTTCTTTTTTTGATTTTAGCCATTCCTCTGATTGTTTTTTGTCATTTTTTAATATTTCATTGGCTATTTTATTTTTTTCATCTTGTTCTTTGTTGGGTAATTCTATTATTTTATCAAGCCTTTTTTGGGCATCTTCATACTCTTTATCATGGATTTTAGCCTTATCAGCTGCTAATTTCTTAGCTTGTTCTAAGTCCTTTTTTGTCTTTTCAGCATTTTTTAGTTCAATTTCCTTGTTTAATATTTCTTGCTGGTCAGCAATTGCTTGTTCACTATCAATAATAATATCGGTACTTTCTTTTGCATTTTCAGCAACGGCTGCAAATACATTGCCGCCTCCTTTAATAGTTGTCCAAACAGTACCCCAGAATCCATTTACATCTTTTAATTTTTCCCCAGTCGCCGCTTGTATTTCAACAACTTTTTTGTTGTAAGTTGCGGCCAAATCTATGATTGACTTTTCAAAATCTGTAATTTTGCCAGTAGTTACAGAAAGTTGTAAATCCAGATCTCGCATTACTTCTATATGCTGATTGTGAGCATCAACAGCCTCTTTGGTTGCTAATACAGTCCCATCGAGTGCAACATTTTGATTTTTAATTGATTCTTCACTATCAGAAAAATAAACTATCAAAGCGCCTATTGCTGCACCCAGAGCCACAACACCAGCGACTACCAAAGTAATAGGATTTGCAGCTAAGGCGGCATTCCATAACCATTGAGCAGCGGATACAACCTTTGTTTTTACAGCCAAAACACCTTGCATGAATGCAGATTCGCTTTGAAGGGCATTTTGAACTTCCGTTAATCCATTCAAAATAGATTGCACGGCCATCATTTTCTGAATAGATTTAGCTAATTCTTTATCTTCGACTCCTAATAATGCCGCAGCACCTTGAGCTATTTGGAATGCGCTACCAACGGCGTTAATTGCCCCAACAGCCAAATCTAAATTTCTTGTATCAGATGAAAATAATTTTATTTCGGCTCTTGCATCACCAATTGCATCTTTTAAATGTCCCGCCCTTTGAGCCATCGCTAAATATTCAGCCGTTCCATCTTTACCTGCCGCTTTCATTTCAGACATTGCAGCGGTTAAGTTCTTTAATTCTTGTCTGGCAGGGATTAAGACTTTAGGATAGTTTCCAACATTCTTTTGAAAGTCTCCAACAACCTCATCAACTGCCCTTATTTTAGAATTAAGATCTTGATATTGTTTTATTTTTTGTTTTGTTTGTTCATCTTCTGTTTTTCCAGCTAATACTAAGTCTTTTATCTCTTTTTTTAGTTTTGATAGAACAATACTTTGCTTATCGTATTCACTTGTTAATTGGCTGTCTAGTTTGGCCTGGTCTTGTTTTTGTTTATTTAATGCCTGGGTTTCAACCTTAATTTGTCTTAATTGTTCTGATTCGTCCGAATAACTGGCAACTAATTTGGCCTCGCCTGCAATGATTTGATTCTTAATTTGTAATTCAGCTTTTTGTAATGCTGTTAATTTTTCAGTTTCTTCGCTTAGTTTCTTTGTAGTTTCAACCAATACCTTTGCATCAGCACCGCTCCCAGTATTATTAACATCCTTAATAGCCTTTTCAAGTTTCACCATAGAATCATTAGTTTGCTTGATTTTTTTATCGAGCATATCAAATAATTCTACAAGTGAATTTAGTATTTCATTATTTTGTATACCAGCCATTAGCTTGCTTTATTTCTTTGTTCTATCTGCTTATTAATTTCATTCGCATTGTAATACTTATAAAATGCCATTGCTGCACTCATTTTTTCAGGATCTATACTGATTTTCAAAGTTTGTTCAATGTAATGAATAAATGGAATTAATTTTGCACCTTTATTTTTTGCTAATTCTATTTTTTTATCTTCGAGCTTCTTTTTTTCGCCATCTGCTTTGAATTTCATCATAGGATTTTTCATTCTGGCAGCCTGGCTATAAAGTATTGCTAATTCAGCTTCTTTTTGTATAATTTCAGTGTTTATATTTTCAAGTTGGAAATACATATCCTCAATTATTTTGACGAATTTTAACGGAATCCATTTTATCCAGGTAAATTTATATAAATTTTCAACCTTACCGTCCATTATTTCAAACCATCTGGCAATAGAAATTTTATCCATTCGGGTATAATAAATAGGCAATTTCAGGATGAGAAAATCAATTATTTTTCTAATTCCTGCAAGTAAAAGGTAATAAAATAATCTACAAAAACGAACCATAAAAAAGAATCTAAATTTTCATTTGTTAATCCTAAAAAATCATATTGTGAATCGAAATTATCATGAATATTACCGTCTGGTTTATCGAAATCTGCAAGGAACTTTGTTTCATCATTGCCAACATCAATTTTCATTGAATTGTAAAATTCGCCTGTATCGTAAAGCGTTACATTGCTAAAATCTTGGCCTTTTTTAGCCTTTTCGGCTATTGTAAATAACGAATAAACTTGCCCATTACCTTGCTCGGCCGCTGCGATTGTCCTAATCTTTTTGCCTTGCGAATCAATACCGTCTTTAAGTTGGCTTTGGTTATATTCTATCAATTCCTTTTGAACCGCTGGGATTTCCATAGTTTTTTTTATCAAACTATTTAAATCAACATCAGTTGAGGTCTTAAAGGGTACGAACCATTCCATTTTATTACGTTAAAGTCCAAAAAAAGGGGCATTTAACCCCTTTTGATTAATCGTTATCCTGTTTTTTGTATGCCTTTTTTACTGGTTCTATTTCAGGAACTATTTCCAAAGCCTTTAATTCAGCTTGTCTTTTTTCTGCTTTCGTAATTGCCGCTTTAAATTCTGGGTTGTCCAGTAATTCTTTTGGCAATGTTTCTGTGCGATATACGCAACTATTTAATGTAAATACCATACTATGCTATTGTTGCTGCGAAAGATGCTACTATGTCTGTTTCAACGCCCTTTGTTGTGGCTGTTTCTGCTGGCAATAATCCGAAATAGAAAGTCCCACTGGTTTGCGTGCCTATAACACCTGTATAACTTCCCTTTGTTGTAGTTTCCACTATTGAAGTAATAGGAATCAAAGTACCGTTTTCAGTTGTTTTGCGAAGATAAATATCTTCTTTTACAGCAGCTGAATAAGGGACACCGTCATAACCCATTAACTTGAATGCAAATGCTGTTGCAGTTACACTTGTTAATGTTGGTTTGATGCTATTTGGCTGTGTAATTGGCAACTCTAAATCAGGGTACCATGGCGCAGGTGCATCAGGATCGTTAATACAGTCAAGTTCAACACAAAAATCATTCAATTGTCTTACATCGCTTATTTTAACTTCGAATTTTACACGTGCATTTACATCTTTCGTATTAAAATTTCGTGCCAGCACCCTTGTATAATCAAATTTAATTGGGCGAACTTTAACATTATCAGGAGTATATCCGATTATAAAAGATTTGTCAGTGATCGGGAAACCATAAAACGAACCGTTGTTTAAAGAAAATATATCATTTACGTCTTTGATATGCATTTCTTGAAACATCATAGTTGCAATAGGCTTTCCATCCATAACGAAAGCAGTCATTCCGGTGTTGCCCTCTTCGCGAGTTGGAGCTACATCCGGAGCGTCAAAGTTAAAAATCTTTGGAGTTAAAAACCATCTTGAGCCCATGGCTGCATTTTGGTTATCAATCCATGTTTGTTTTGTAAGTGCCAAAACTTTTGTAGCTATTTCGGCATTGCCTGGTGCTAGCATTATGTTCGCCCACTGTCCACTAGTCCCACTATATTTTCTTAGACCAGTATTTTTTAGGGAAACTGCTGATGAAGTTTCATTGAATCCACCCATTTTTTAAAATTTTAAATTAATAATTGTTAATAATACTGGTTTGCGAAAGTCACGTCGAAATCTATCTCAATCGCATCCGTCGGAGCATTCAAAACCATTTTATTTTTATCTGTTGCACTTCCATAGAAGTACCTGAAATATTCATTGTAATTTAAATCATTGTAGCCAAATGCAAATACCCTACTAAAATGACTTGATTGAATCGCTTCCATAAATAGCTCAACTAATGGAACTATAATAGGTTTGAAGATATTTTCTTTACGATATTCGGCTCTATATTCCTGTTTTGATAAATGCACAAATGACATTTTTAAACCAGTTTTAAAGCTATATTCTAGGTTATCATGGTCTCTATTTTCGTTAATGAATAACCAGATTAAAGGAAATCTTTGTAATTTTTTGGCAGGATCGGAAACTTCGATATCTAATATTTCGTTTATTTCCATCCTTGACCCAAACTTAAAATCGATTGCCAAATTCCATTTTGTTGCGTCCAATATTTTAACCGGAATAGTATCACTACTCATATGGTAAAAGCTTGATTGTGGTTTGCCTATATTACTATCAGTTGTAAAATCTATATCAAATGTTTTATTTGTTAAGTTTACATTACTAATCTGGTAATTGATATTGTTTATCGTTACAATTTGCCCCGTTTGTAAATAAACAGGATATTGTATTTGTAATAAAACTAATGAATCGGTGTAAATAGTTGATATGCTTCCAGATTCAGTAATATCAATGATATTCTTTTCAGCTTTCAAAAAAGTGAAAACTGCTTTTACCTCATCAGGTTCATATATGGTTTTTTTTCGGTTCATTTAGATATTAAAAGCATTAATTTTATTTATCTTAGTTGGATTATAAGTCGTATAATCAGCAATATTTGTATAAATAAATAAATCCATTTCTTCAATCCAATCCACCATTTTATTATAAACATCGCATTGTTTTGGCCTTGGATTTACTACAATTGAATTTTCTGTATTGCTTTGTCTTAACCCGCTTTGATAATATTCTGGACTTTTTATAAATTGATAGTACACATAATAGGCAATTAATGATTCTTTTTCAGTATTAAGCAGACCGCGCCAATTATAATAAATTCCATCTATTGCAAATTCTTTTCCGTCCCTTAAATCTAACCACTTTTGCTCAGGTGTTCCGGCCAGTGCTGCAATAAATTGCCTATACATATCGAAACCTAAACACTTGATAAGTATTTCAGGTTCACATGTATTAATTTTTTGCTGCAATTTAACCGCTAAATTGTCAGTTGATAGCTCAATATCATTAATGAAATATGTGGTATCGATTAAGCTCATTTTTTATTTGATTTACGCCCTTTTTTAACTGGAATTACAATCTCATTTAAACTTTCGACCATTTCTAAAGTTGGGAATGTTTCATCGTTATATTCTACATTTTCCGTATATGGAACTGCAATTCCATGAATAAAATATTGTTTTGCTTTTGGTTCGCTAACTTCAATTGTATCACCAATAACCAAATCAAGTTTACCGTGCTTGGTTTTATTGCTAATTATAGTAACTTTTATCAACTTTTCCATATCGTTTTTTGTTTTATTAACTTTTAAATCAATAGCCATTCCATGATGCGCTCCATCCTGTGAACATGCCAATATCTCATTTATATGTGAGCAATTAGGTATGATATTATAAAGTTTTTTAGCCACTCTAAAATCACCCCTTTTAAATTCTTCCCAAATTGTATCATTTTTATATTTTGCATCGAAGGCAAATCCAATACCTGAAATCTGAAATACCGCAGGTTCTTTGCCGAAATATTCAGGTTCTGGAATTGTTTTGTTTCCAATTTTTACCTTCCAAATAATTAATTCATTGCCTTTTTTATATTCATTAACTATTTTTTCAATGGTCTTTTCATCAGGGTAACAATCATCATCATCCAGGTAAATAATTAATCCCTTTTCAATCCTTGAATACATTGAATTGAAATAAAGGTTATAAGTCATTACCCTTCCATAATTAACACTTGAATCAGGCAAATGATATTCGTTTGTTTTGTTTACAAATATCGGATATACAGGATATTTTATTGTATAATCGTTTGACTTATCATCAATTGAAACGAAAATATTAATATTATGATAGCTTTGTTTTTGAATCGATTTGATACATTTTTCAAAGAAATTAGGACGGTTTGCAGTCCTAACTAAAATATTTACTATTGGATTTTCATCTATCCAACTATCTTTTATTCGATTTAAAAGTATTTCTTCATTGGATACATGGATACATCTTTGACCTCCGAACTCATTATACCACCGATAATAAGAATTTACATTATCTGTTATTTCCCTTGCCTGTGGTTTACCATATTTTGACATGATGAAGTTTTCACCACCAAAATAAGCGGCTAATATTGCATGTCCACCGTTTAATGTAATGTATTTTTGGCAATTTGCGAAAAGCATTAATTGCAATGTGTTGAATGATAATTTATTATATTTATCAACAAAATCATGGAAATTAATAACCTTTGGATATTGTTTTAATAACTCAAAGTCCCCGAATGGTTCAGGTGGAGCATTATCATACAATTCTTTGCGCCCTTCGACATTAATATAAATTACCTGATACTTATCTTGTAATAATTCAAATAATGCTTTTAAAGTATCTAAATCAAAGAAGTTAATCGGTTTAGTATTCCATTCGATATTGTGCCGGTTGCAAATAATTACTATTTCTTTATCATATGTGAAGAAACTATTTGCATACTTATCCTTATAGTCAGGTGCTAAGAACTGTGATTTATCTAAAGTATGCTTGTGTATTGCTATATTTGGAGTCGAAACTTTGCTAGTATTATACCAGCTTCGAGCTTCTTTGTTGATTTCGTGTTTTGGAGAAAAAAAGTAAAGACAGTCAGTATCATTCCCTGAAATGGTTTTTTCTAATAATCCTTTTGATGCTAAATAATTAGCATAAGGGATTACTGAAATCAATTCATAACCAAACTCGATATTTTGACTGTTTACTATCATTAAATTAAGCTTTTAATCTTATGTCTTTGTGTTCTATAAACTATCTGAGTAAAATCATTTACCCATTTAACTTTAATTTCTGGAAATTGTGATAAAATAACTGGGAAACTGCATTGGTCTCTATAAGAATATCGGCATATTTCAGCCCACCAAGCCTCATTAAATTCCTTAATTATCTTATTATGCCGTCTTATTAAAGGTTGATATCCTGCCAATGTTTTGCAATGTTCAGGAAATCCAATTGATTTATAATATTCAGCCTGTTTTGTCAATAATTCTATTTCTTCATGGCTTGATACCCTTGTTTTTGCTGCTTCAATTTCTTGATAAACGCAATCTCTGCCAATTGAGCATTTTTGAGCAACTATATCATAATCTTCAATAGTTTCTAAGATTGTTTTCTCAAAATCTAATTCGGGTTTTAAGAAATGGTTTGCATCCCAATAAACCGAAATGTCAGCTTTAATGTACTTATGACTTAATATCTTGGGCAGTCTGCTATTCCTTGGATTAGACTTGAATAAATCAATATTGGTTATACATGGTATATCCTTACGAATTGAATCATAATTCCCTATGTTAACCGTATATTGTTTTATTGTAGTCATTTTGTTTTAATAGTGCCCTGGCATTTAACCAGGGCTTTGTTCAAATATCAATCAACTAGTCAAAATTAGCTACCAGTCTCTAAGAAAGTCAAAGCATTTGCAAAAGTATCTTTTATGATAGCTTCGGTATGGTTTGCTTTTACATAAGTGGCAAGCCTTTTTTCAGCTCGAATTGTTACCATGTTTTTAGTAAAGTCGTCTGAATCGTATCCAATTTCAATGGTAATTGCTTGTTTATCCCTGATATTGAACTTGGTCATATCACAAACATAGAAATAACCAGCGGCAACATTATCAGATTCAACAACGGGCACACCCATAATATACATTGAAGGTAATCCTCCTGGGTTGGGGTTTGCAATTACTTGAATCCAATTAGTTTGAACATAGTTCAATGTTGAATCTTTAGTATCTGCAACCATTTTGAAAACATCCAAAGGATTCATGAAGATCCGGTTTGGTTTTAATTCTCCTTTTCCGTTTACTCTCATTTGTGCCATTGCAGCCAGAATAACATCAATTTTGTTAGGATGTAAAACAGAACCTGCCAAACCTGCTAAATCAATTTCAGTATCGTATTTATCTAAGCCGCATATTTGTGGAGTTGTTCCGGTACCTGTGAATAAATAACCTTCTTCAGCTAATTCAACTTGATAAGCTAAGTTACTATTGATTTCGTTCATCATTCCATCAACATCACTAAGCATTTCATTTGAAATCTTGATGTAAGCAGGTATTTTTTCAACCTTAGTCCCACTTACTACATAATCCCACTCAATTTGGGGCTTAGCTGCACCTTCAGCGGTTGCACTTGCTGCACCTGTAATATTTCTTTGCTCTACCCATTCGGCATAATTACCAGCTATCCCGAATACATTAGCACCATTACGAACGGTAAACTGTTGCCTAACTAATCCAGTAATTCCGGGTTCTCTGTTTGCCTGTGGAATTTGTCCGGTAACATTGTCCAAGAATGTCATTGAACTAAGCGTTTTAACGCCTACAAATCCCTCACGTCTGGTCTTAACTTCCTCTGCTGCTTTTGCAACTGCTAAACGAAATTCTTTTGAAGTGTTATCGATTGGGTTATCCCTCAATTCTTTGATTGAGCTAACTTCCAAACTTAAAGCATCAAATGATTCTTGAAATTTACTAATTGCATCTTTATTTACTCCATTTTCAGCCAATTCAGCTAATTTTTTTTCTATTGGAGCTAATCGCAATTGTAATCCATTTGCATTAATACGATCTGTATTGTATTCCGATAATGCTTTTTTAATCTTATCTTCTAACTTCGCTAGAATCCTATTTTCAGCTTCTAATTCTGTTTGTCCGATTGCATTTTCACCAAGTATTCCAGAAGGGAATGTGACAGGCAAATAAGATACAAATCCTAATGCAAGGCCAAAAATTGGCATAATCCCAATTGCAAGGGCGAACATAGTACCCATTACAGCTAGGAATAAAAACGATAATATTCTTTTACTTCTTTTCATTTTTTTAATTGTTAAATTTTACTTAATAAATAATCGTAATTGAGTGACTTAGTCGGCTCAGGTATATTAATGATTTGTGCATCTTTTTGCGGCAAATCTTCACTACTATTTGATACTTCAATAACTTGTAATGTTGGCGTTATCTCATTTGCACCGAATAACACGCAACTATTTTCAATTATTTTACATTCTTTTACAATAAAGAAATAACCTGATTCAATAGCTGATTTTTGATTTATTGCCATTGGCAGGTATTGATTCCATAGGGTATATTCTTTTTCCTGTTTTTTGTCGTTTATAGCAATTTGCAAAGAAACATATTGTAAACTTATTGAATGCTGGTTTATTTTGCCTGATTTATACTGATTGAATACCATTTCATTATATTCTTTGAGTATTTCAGTTTCAAAAATTAAAGCCTGTGTCTGTCCTATGCCCGGTATTCCTAATTCTGAATAGGTTAAATATTGACCATAAATATTTTTTACTTCGCCAACTTTAGCATCAATTTGCCGAATATGATCATGTAAGTGGGGTATCATATCCATACGCTCAGTGATTGATTTTTTCCAACAATCAGGTAAAAGCATATCAAGCTGTGAATCAATCCATAAAGCAGTATTAGCTACTACTTTTACATGCAATTTATCAACTTCATTCTCAATAACAGGCTGTATATTTTGCGCTTTATTTGCAGTTTTCGGCATTTCAAACACATCAGAAATTTTGATAATAGAACGTTTCATTTTCAAAACCTCATCTTTGTTTGAGGCTAAGAAATCGATTCTTTTATCAAAATCCATTTTATTTATATCTGAAATAGTTATTTTCATTTAATCACGATTTCTTTTTCATTTAATGCTTTAAGTTTATCTTTAGCAGTTTCCATCATTTTGTAATCATGATTATTTTTATCATGTTTTTTTTCAAGCCCCAAAATAAGAAGCTTAATACTATCAATTTCTTCATTGGAAGCTACTATTATTTTGTCCAGTGTCTCCATTATTATTATTATTATTCGTTTCACCGCTTAATATCCAACCCGAATTAGGCACAAAAACACGATATTCGTTAAATTCAGGTTCTTGCACCTCATCACGCCCGGTTAATAGGTTATATTCATTTCTTGTAATTAATCCAAGCTTACAATCTTCTAAAAGTCTCACATTATTTTCAATATTAGCTTCCTGAATAGCTGAAATACCAGAATAATCCGGTTTAAATTCTAAGTTAGGCCACCAAATCTGTAACCATTTTTCTATATCGGCAAAAGTTGAGTCAATTTCAGACTTAAAACCATTATTGTAGAAGTCTTTTAAAGCTTCCTTTTTATTGTTATAAGTAGAACTTTTGCTATCAGAAAACACCTTTGAATCTATGTTTTGAGCATCACACAATCTTTGAAAGTCTGCAATATTATTTTCATTAATCTGCAATTCACCAACATTAAACGAAGCTTTGAAAACATCTAAAGCAACATCAGTAATCAGGTTTTTAAATTGGCCGGGCTTATTGCCATACTTTTTCATAGCAGCCTGTACAACTTCTATATTTTCACCTTGGTTTGCATTGGCAAATTCGCCCTGTTGTTTACCTGTGATTATGAGATTCGGACCATCGTATAAGCTTGCTTTAGTATTATAAGATGAAGTAATACACTCAATATTTTTAGCACACCCACAATAACGACTTTCACCAAAAAGATATTGATTCTGTAAAAAGTTTGGATTTGATTCTTTTAAATGTAGTATTCCAACTGGTTCAATCTTTAAAACACCTTTTTCACCTTCAAAGCTATCGAAAACGTATTCTTTAATTTTATTTAGTCTCCAATCTTTATTGTTTTCGACAATGATCGAAGTAAATTCGGGGCTTAATACAAATAATTGTTTTGGAGCAGACCGGGCAGTTCTTAAGTCTATTGTGTTTAATCCGTTTATAATTGAGTTGCCTAATAGTCTTTTGTAAAGAATAACTAAACTTATGAAGTCATCCCAACTCTGGTAATGGTTAGGCTTGTTCAATAATTTTTCAACTTCTGGAATATTGCAAGTAAATTTAACTTGACTAGCTCCATCAAAATATTTCATTATCGGAGCTGCAACCTCTGCAATATTATTAAAATAGTAAATTAAAAGCTGATTGTTTTGTGTAATTCGATATAAATCTTGGAAAGTACGTGCGCCAAATCCAAAGCCTGTAAACAAAGCAGTTCTTTGAATTGATTGGAAATCACCGTTAAAATTAATAGACTTCTTTTTAAATGGCCACATTATAAATTTTATCTATAACAATGTACAAAGTTATAGAAATTATTTATAATTATGCAAATTATTTTTTATTTTTAATCATTCCGAAAATATTCTTTGATAAACCAGCGGTTGCATCAGGGGCATCATCAAAATCAGATTTACCATCTTTTGTGTAAGTTGTTAAGTGCTCAATGTAATTATTATACATTTCATCATTTGACCGCTTAAAATAAAAAGAATCGAATATGTTTTTTTGTTGTAATATTATTCTGGAATGTTTATTTTGAGAATTTGGCAAAGCAATTAATCTTTTTTCATAATTTCTGCTTTCTTTATTTTCTAAATCCAATCGTTTAAACTCTTTTTTGATATTCTTTACAAATTGCAATCCTTGATTATTGCTTTCAAATATAGCCTTTTGAATGTCATATTGATAGAACTTGGATACAATCAAAGGTTCTGTAATGTCAGAATCATCCTGTGTAAAAACAACATCAATAATAAATATATTTTCACCTATAATTGCACCAATTACAAAGCAAAGAAAGTCTTTACCCTGGTCTGCAACATCGCAATAAGCCACTATTTCAGCATTTTTTAAATCAACAGTATCAAACCATTTTAATTTTGAATAATTGAAAACTATTGCATTATCTTCATCCATCCATTGAGTAGCAACCCTTTTTTTATAGGCATTAGGATTTTCTATTTTTAGCTTTCTTAATTCATCCATTAAAATAGGGTCAATATTCATTGCGTTGTCTGGAAGGGACATATGAATATATGTAATACCGTCTTTTTCTCCATTAAAGTTTTCAGGTACTCTATTTAGGAAATATCTTTTATAAATCCAATGTGTTTTGGGTGCTGGATTAAGGATTAAAATAACCATGTTATTAGACGTTTTTGAACGTACAGACATGTTTATTTTATCGAATGTGTTCTCGTCTGTCAATTCTTCAGCTTCATCCAATACCCAAATATTAACACCTGTTAAGGATTTAAGCTTTGCGGTCTGATCTCCATGGCTGGTTTTAATCCCTCTAAACATGATATGACTATCATTGGCAGAATTAATAATATCATGTTGATTCACTTCAAATTTACCTTCAAGATTAAGTAATTCAATCTTTTCTTTAAATTCTGGTATTATTGAATCTTTGGCAGAAATAAGGGTAAACCTTGTAAATAATACGACTTGATTTGCTTGTAGTAATTTAAGGGTAAGGAAAATATTAACAGGAAATGACTTTGATGCACCTCTTTCACCTGTAATAATGTAGTATCTTGTTTTTTCTTGGAATAAAGGCTTTAATTTAGAATTAATCTTTATTTTATTCATTTGGTGTATCAAAAAATTCTAGTGGAGTAACATTGATATTCATGTTACCTTTGTGGGTTGTTTCGGTACTATCTTTCAATCCCAAATCCCTTGCAATAATATTGGCATTAAAAGCACCAACGGCAGCACCTTCAAACTTTTGAGTGTAGATTATTTCTTCTATTCTATTTATGACTGGCAAAAAATCTTTTGAAGTTTCTTGACAATTTGACTTAAATTCTTTCCAATATGTTGAACTTGCATCGCAATAAAGACAAAACCCGGTTAAGGTAAAAGGTCTTTCGGTGGGTATCTCTTTGCAATCATTTTTATTTATGCCTGTGGTACTTTCAGTTTTAATCCATGGATGTTCAACACACCATTCAAAATATTCATAAGCAGCTTCTAAAAGTAATTCAGGCGTGGCAAAAAGTTTATCCCTTCCATGCTTACTTCTTAATTTCCAAAACTGATTTCCTTTAGGAGCTGACATTATCGTAATTTCTTATTGGCTCTTTACTAAAATAGTATCTAGTTTCTATTTTGTGGCAGTTTTTTAATTTTTTACCACTTTTACAAGGACATTTATCATTAGGTCTTAACTTGTTAGCTATTAATGGTACACCTTGATTTTGTACAATTTTAACAGTTCTTTGTTTTTTCATAACCAAGTATTTTAAATCAAATCAATAACCAACAATAAAGCGACAAATAAAATAGCAATCAGAATAATATTAGATTCTTTTTTCATCATACAAATATACGAAAAATAATTAACATGTTAAAACGGGCAAAAATAATTAACTTTTTTAGATTTGATTTTTTTATAGTCGCGTTTTATCTTCTCAGAAATAGCTATTCTGATGAACGCAGAAATTTTAATATTATATTTCTCTAATTTTAGTAAAGTTTCTTTTTGTTCTTTGGAAATTTTAAAACTATATATTTCGGTGTATTTCTGCATTTTAAGACGTTTTTGTATTACTTTTGTTTTCGTATATAGAAATGTTATGTGCTATGAATAAAACCACATTCGATAGAATATTGTATCGTATCAGGGTGTAATAAAAGTACCTTTTCATTTAAAAGCCACTGCCAATACGATTTATATTTATCAATTAATTCTTTTATTTTAGTTCCTGAATATTTGCCAAATTTTATCGTACTATCTAATTTAAAACCTTTTTTCAAAGCTCGTTTTTTGTCTTTTTTGCTTTCTCTTTTACGAAATTCAAGTTTCTTTTTTTGAATAACAGGATTTTCGCTGTCAATTTCATAAGGCATTATATCACCGATAATTTTCGCAGTATAATTTTTTCTTTTTAAATCTTCATAAATTTCTTTTAAAACGCTACCACAAAAATTTTCAATTAAATCACCGTACATGAATATTCCTAAACTTTCATTTTTTTCATTGAAAACTTCCCAAAATCTTGTATCTGAATAAATTAATCCTTTTAACATTTTGATTAAGATTTTTGACGAATGAAAATAAAAAGCACATAACATATTGCAGACCGACCATTTGTGCGGTGTGCTATTAACTTACATTTGTGGTTAATCATTAACATTTTACTTTCAATTTTCTTTTGTGAGCCGCACAAACGGCGGCTGCAATTTTTCGTTATAAGCAATCAAAAACATGATTAACGTTTTTCATCCCGATAATTGTTTCACTTGCACCTTTGAAGTTTTTTTGAAAGTGAAAATTACCTACCGAAAATCCAAATGGAAAATCTAATAATTGACCGCTACCGAAAATAATCATGCTTTTAATTCCACCATAATTATTAATCATATCCATTATTATTTGTCTTTGAAAAATCTTATTTGTTGGAACTAAAAACGAAACATTATCGGCAATTTCAAAAGATTTTTCTAAAAACTCTTTGAAAATAGAATAAGGCGGGTTTCCGATTATCCAATTTACTTTTTTTGAGTATTTAAAAAAATCTTTGTTTTCTCTAATTTCGCAATAATCAGCATTTTTAGGCATGAATTTATAAAAAGCCCCATCACCTTTGCACGGGTCTAAACAAGTGCCATCAGGTTGCAAATAATTAATAATTCCTTTTGCGATACGTTCAGGCGTGTAAACTATATCTTTTTCATTTACTACCGTTTCAAATAATTGTCCTTGTATAACCATGATAAAAAAATGCTTATAACATGCTGTATACAATCATTTGCAGCGGACAATGATTGCGAAAATTGAAAGTTTTAACGGCTGCAAACGCTGCATACAGCCGCTTCGTTATGCCTCATTTAAAGAGCCTCGTACATTCATTCGTTGTAACTTGAAATCTGAATGCTCGTAAGGCTGTTTTTTTCGAGACATAGTATAGTTAATTTGTTCTTTGAGTTTTAAATATTGTGGGTATTTAACGAAGAAAGGTTTAAGGCTTGTATATACTTCAAACCTATCATTAAATACTGCTAAAATTATTCTCATGTTCATTATTTTTAAGTGTTCATTGTCAATGAACGTTCATTTTTACTGAACGATTAGTTTGCTGGAATGTAGTTTCCATACTCATCTCTATCATTTCTCATGAATATACCACCAGCATAAGTTTCATAACCGTTCAGCCCGTGGCGAATGTGTGTAATATCATTCCATCCTTTATAATCAATAATCATTGAATATATTGTTTCAGCAAATTCAAAACGGTTTACTCCATTAGGAATATAAATGGTCATAACCTTATTAGCTTGAACCTTATTTTCAAGATTAATTCTTTTTTGGGTAGCAATCTTAAAAGGCACATTGTTTGCAAATAAAAAGCCATTAAGTCTTTGATACAAAGTAATTGCGTCAATAACACTTTTACCCTGAATAGATATTTTCCAACCATTGTCAGTATTTGCGTTTGTGTCAAACATCCAGTCACATATTCTTACTTTAGAATCTGTAAGTATTTGTATCATTTTTGCTACTTCCATCTTTTTGTGTTTTACATTGAGTTGGTTTGTCTCTCAATTGTTATACAAATATAATACTATTAATTGTAATATGCAAATAAAATGACAAATATTTTTAGAATAATTGTAAAATAAATAATAAACGAGGCGCACACACCGTGTATAAGCAATGGCACATAAGCGGTGTAGTTAATTTGAAAGTGTGTACAAGTGCCACTGCTCATACACCAAACGTTAGCCACAATTTAAAAAAGATGCGGCATTACTTCTTTTATGCGGTTAATCGTAAAGAATGAAAGTCGTTTAAAATCAACAGTCGGATTTTTAAACTCCTTAACAAAGTTCCAACTTTCTTCTTTTATAAGGCAGTAGAAAACAGTATTTAAAATTCGTGGTATCTGTTTGCTGCTCCAACCGCTTTCAGTTTCTATTTTTGCCAGTTCCTTTTCAATTAAAGCCTTTGTAACAAACTTATTTACTATTTCTTCTTCAATAATTTTGTTCTCTTTAATCTCGGTAACATCGCATTTAGCGTGTTTTGCCTTAAATTCGTTTTTAACAATCTTAGCCCAAACAACACGCCCAAACCTGTTTTTGTAATTGTAGTTTTTAATTACAATACCTTCGCCGGTTCCTTGTCCATCTTCAATTAAGTAACCATTTTTTTCTAATTGGTTTACTAATCGTTCGTAAGTTGGGTTCTCAACTTTGCAAATTGGCGGTATGTATTCAATCCCAAATTCATCGAGTATTACTTTGTATGTTTCGTAAGGCAAATAGTTTTTTCCATCTATTACGTCAAACACATAAAAGTTATTCCATGCTGTTTTTTGGTATGTTTTCAAAGTATGTGGTACAAGCCATTCGCCAAATAATCGCAAGTTTGGGTATTTATCAAAAAATAATTTAAACATTTCTTGCTGTAAAGCCCAATTATAAAAGCCAGCATTATCATTTTCAACTTCTAAATGTCGGTTACGGCTACCAGCTTGCAATCCATTTTCAAACCAAAGTTGAGAGTTTGTGCCGTCAATTTTGGGAAATATATAACACATTCCCATTTCAATTCCGTTTGTTTCTGTAGTTCCTAATCTTTCTACGTGTTGATACTTTGTAAATTCCATAATTATATGATTTTAAAATTAATACAAAAACTGTGGCTAACACCGTGTATAAGCAATGGCACACAAGCGTTTCTTCTAATTTGAAAGTGTGTACAAGTGCCACTGCTCATACACGAACCGTTATAGGGCATTAATCCCAGTCGACACTATCTATTTCTATTTCATTTCCGCATTTAGTGCAATGAAATTTTGAGTATTTCCAATCACAGGGTTGCCCAACTATATTTATAAATTCATCATACAATACTCCAATTGTTTGATTGCAGTGTGGGCATTCACATTGTATGCGTATTGCTATTTTTATTACTTTAATTTCTGTGCTTTTCATTTTATTTAATAAAACGCCCTATAACAGCCAGTCATACGTAAGCTGGCGGATAGTGCTGTTAAACTTGATACGTAGTCATATAGCCAGCCTACGCATACTGGCGAAACCGTTATGTGCAATCAAAAAAGCGACTGCATTTCAATCGGACTTTCAGAATAATGAAGATGCAACTTTTTCAATATACAACCAAGTCCTTTTTTATTTATAATTAAATTGTGATGTTTAGGGTGTGTTTTCTTTAATAAATTAAACTTATTGTATCCATTATTTAAATGAATACCATAACCACAATACATACAACCAGTTCTTTTGTACCATTGATATGCTTCGGAAATTTCAATATTAAACATTTTTATATATTGCCAAATGTCTTTTTCAAGCCAAATTGATAAGGGTTTTGATTTTTTATTTATGCCTTCTAAAATATTACACCCACCACCAGAAGCCCATGCTAATGCTCTTCTTCTACTTTCTGCTGCCATTGTTCCGATTATTGGGAATAAATTATTTTCTCTATAAAAACTATCAAGTGGTTCTTCTTTCATGTAAAAGCAACATTTATCACTTAATTTTATTTCGCTATCTATAAGCCACATGAATTTTTCAGGTATTCTATCACTTCCTTTGCTATTTGCTTGTAATATTTGTTTTTCGGTTGGGTTATTTTGCATTCTGTAAACTTGCCTTGAAATATTTTTGCTCAAAAGCGGCCATCCAAATTCTTTAACAATTTGAAAATAACTTTTTAAAGGTCTAACTAAAACTATATTTTCTTGTTTTTTTACAAAATTTGTTATTTCAGGATATTCAAGCCCAGTATTTGCATGAACTCCAACAATATTTGGATAATATTTTCTAACTAAATGCAATAAAACGGTACTATCTTTGCCACCAGAAAAACTTACACCAACTTTCCCATCGCAATGATTATAAAATTGTTCTATTGCACCAAGACTATGGTCAATTTTTTGGTTTAAATTCCATTTTTGCCGTTTATTTAATTCTTTTAATTCAATTTTCATAAAAAATAGATAAATGCACATAACATGCGGTTTAGCGTTCATTGCTTTTTTTCTGTACTTTCAACTTTCTACCTGTTTATAACTTTTGTGTAAATTGATACTTTTTAGCGGTTTACGAGCGAAAAAAAGCAACGCCGCAAACCGCTATTCGTTAAGCGCAATTAGAGGAAATGATTTTACCAAGATGAATGCAATAATAAACAACTCCTTTTTCTGCACCCCATTCCATTAAACCTTCACGAATTGAGATGTATAAAATTTCAATAACAAATTGCCTTCTATTTTTAGCGTATCCATTTGAGAATGTTATTGTTTTGACATTATATGCTTTGACTTTATTGAATTTTGAATGATAATAATCTGTATTACGTCTATATTCTTCTTTTTTATAACCAGAAAGAATCATATCAAACCATTGTTTATGTAAATTAAGATGTAAAGTTTTCATGCTTATAACATTTTATAGCCGTCAATAAAAGCGGACGGCCACCGCTTAATTTTATAGTTTAGTTTTGCTTTTAATGCGGCTATAAGTCAACCGTTATACAAGTATTTTTAAATATGTTTAAAATGATTTTCTAATTCATTTTCTGACAATGATTCTAAAAATTTTTATATGTTCATAATAAAAACCGATTTATTTTTGATGTATTTTGTCATGTTTTAAAAAGTAAATGCAATCATTGCGGCATCCCTGGTTTCTTGATTGGATGAGTTGGTAAAATTAGGTATTATTTTTTTAATCATTTCGGCACTAATTTTTTTGCCCCCAATTTTTTGAATCGGTTTTTTTTCGACTACGTTAATGCCTTTGAATTTAAGCATTTCAACTAATAATATCCCAGTCTGGTGGTTTCTTCCAGTGCGATTACCAATACTTGCGGCCATTTTGTTGGTGCAAGGCGTAGGCAAGTGCCAATTAGAACTATTTAGCCATCCGGCTTCAATAACTACAATATAGTCCCATGCTATCAATTGTACTTCGGTTAACTTTTCAATCAATTCAGGAAATGACAAATTAAATAATTTTATTTGTTTTGTGCCCGTGTTGTAAATTGCAATACCTGATTTGTCCACGTCTGGATCGATACCGATTATATATTCGTATTTCATGCTAATTTTGGTTTTAACGGTTCAAAACTTTCTTTTGGCAGCTTACCATACTTAAGACTTTTAGTTGCCTTTAAAATATCCTTAATAGGAAATGTTTTGATGTATTTTGGTAGTTTTTTCATATCAAAATGGTATTTCGTCAACTTCTTTAAAATCGTTTGAATAATCGTAATTCGGTTCTATTCCTTTATTGAAATTTATTGTTTCCTGTTTTTGTCCTGTATCCAGCCAATTAGAATTATCCCATGAATTTACATCGCCTTCAATTGGTTCATACCTACCATTATTATAATTGTAGTTTAGATTTGATACCCCTTGTTTACCAAGATGCTTAAATTTTACCTTGTGAATTGAAATTTCGGTTAAATTACCCATAACCCCGGTTTCATTATCAATTGGCCTATCAACTATAATCCCATAATCAACTTTATTAAAGAAGTGAGCCGAACCGCTAATTGTATACATTGTTGCCTTTTCACCTTTTTGTAATATCCTGGGATGTGCAACCAATATGATTAATATTTGGTAGGTTCGTGAGAATAAAACCAATTTATTAAGAAATTTACTTATATACTGGGTTTCGCTTATTCCTTTATCATATTGATGATCCACCACGTTATAAGGATCAATTACCAGTATTTTAATACCATATTTTTTTATCATTATTTTAGCAGCATCCAAAATAAAGTCTAAAGTCATATTATCTTCATTCAGGATGTAATAAAAATTCCTGCTTATATGGTCATAAATGGTATCAAAATCTGTATCGTTATAATTTTTATTGAATTTTTTACCGGAAAACTTTTCATGTAATTTTGCATAATGATATTCTAAAGGGTAGTTTTCAGGTGTAAAAAAAGCAGATTTCCAATCATAAAGAATATTCAATTTGCAAACTATATAATCAACCAATTCAGATTTTCCACTTGATGGCCTTCCAGAAAATAAAGCTAATCGACTAAGCTCCCATGTTATTAACTCATCTAATGATTGGTTATTAATCTTTTTTCCTGATTGTATACCATTTTCGTATAAATCTAATGCTTTCTCATAAATAGAATCAATTTCAATTACCCCTTTAATTTCAATTTGTCTGGATTCGTTTAATAGGTTTTTAAATTCAATCCCACCATATTTACAAAAATATTCGTTTGAATCTTTACACTCTTTGAATGATAATATTTTGCATTTTTCGTGTCCAAACCTTCTAATCAATTCGTCTTTTAATTCAATTCCTTTGGTATCAACATCAGTACCCAAATAAATAGTTTCAACCTGTTCAAATAATTCAATAGAACTTTCAAGATATTCCAGGTTATTATTAGCACCATTTGGAACTGAAATAACATTATCATATTTATTTTCAATCCATGTTAAAGCATCAATTTCACCTTCAACAATAATTATTTCCTTATTGGCTTTTATTGCATCGAAATTGTACCAAATTAATTCAGCACCCGAAAATAATTTAAATGATTTTTCAGGACCCCTATATTTTATATTTTTAAGTTTTTCATCCTGGAAAAAAGGGAAACAAATCACTTCAAAATTTTTGTCAAATTGCGGCATCCATTCCATTGCAGAATATACCCTCATTTTAACCAAAGTATCTTGTGAAATCATTCTGCCAGTAAACCACTTTACAGCCTTATCAGAAAGTTTAGTAATATTTTTCCATTCAGGAACTGTATATTGTTTTTCTTTGATGTAAGGTTTATACTCAAAAAATGTAGTATTACAATGAAAACAATGCGCCCGGTTTTCTTTGGCATAATATTGCAATGCTTTAAGTTTTGCTTTTTTTCTGGTTTTTGAACATTCTGGACAAATATCAGATTTTCTAGTAAAATCTATTTCCAGTATTGCACGGGTGTTTGAGCTTTGGTATTTCATTTTAGTATCCTAGTTTAGATTCAACATGTTTATTTTGACCATTCAAATTTTCTTTAATAAATGGGAGTGTATTTAATAAAGCAGATTTCCAATTTTTAATTTCTTTATTATTCCCATTTTTCCATCCGTTCGCAATCCATGATTTATATTTAAATTCCAAGTCTGTTAAATCAACTTTAGGTTTATTTTCTAAAGCATAAAATTTAAATTCTGAAAATTCGGGTATATTAGTTGTTTTTATTTCTTCTTTTTGTTCTTTATTAAGTTGTTGCCCTTTGCTTGCCCTTTGCTTGCCCTTTGCTTGCCCATCTGCTTGCCCTTTGATTGCATCAATACTTTGGTAATCTTCATATTTACAGACTGTTATCATTGTCCCATTGCTTGCCCCTTGTATGCCCAATTCTTTAGTTTTTTCTAATTTTTTTAAAGAAGTTCTTATTTGCTTAATCGATAAACTTAATTCAATTGCTAAATTTTCAGTTGATGTAAAAAATTGGCCTCTTTTTATTAATTTACCCTTCCATTCTTTATCTGAATAATTAGCTTTTAAAAGACAATGGATAAAAAGGCATTTTGTATTTATGTCTTTATACCATTCCCACTCTAAAATGCATTTATGTAGAAATATCCAACCAAAACTATCCATGGTATAAAATAAAGAAATCCCAATAAAAAAGGTCTACACAGGAAGCGCCAACAACCTGAATAAACCTAAATTTAAAGGGATTTATATTTAAAGAAAAGTTAAATTCTATTTTCATTTTGGCGCTATTAAATAA